TGTCGATGTTCGGGTCACCGGAGGTGTCGTCCACCGCCATCGAGCCAGTGAAGACCGGGTCCGAGCCGACCGTGCCAGCCGGACCCTGCGGGCCCGTGAAGCCGGAGATGGCAGGCTCCGGGATTACAGAGAAACCCATCAGGCTGTCACCTCCACTCCGCTGATGAAGTAGGCGCAGGTCGTCGTACTGCCCTGGACCTTGACCGTGTCGCCCGCGTCCATCACCTGGGAGATGTCGAGGGTGAAGATGCCGTTCGCAGGCAGGGAGGTGTTCGGGATGATCGACAGGCCGGCGAGCTGGACCAGGATCGTCGCCGCGCTGGTGCCGGAGTTGGTCACCACGAGGTTCGTCACGATCGTCGTCGTGCTCGTCGGCACGGTGTAGACGCTCGTCAAAGTCGTAGAGGTGTTACCTCTGGACAGGCGCTTCGGCGTGTTCGCCATCGGTTACCACACCCCCATGATTTGCAAGATCTGATCGGACGGAGAGGAGCCGCCTCCCGTGGAGTTGGCCTCCAGGTTGGACAGGCGGGTCTCGGTGTTGGTCACGCGCTTGTTCAGCGCGGCACTGGCGTCGAAGCCGGTGGGATCTCCAAGGAGAGCGCCCAGCTTGAAGCCGTCCCGGTCGGCCTTGATGACGTAGCCGGTGACGGTGGACTTCAGCTCCTGGTCATCGACGATGACGACGAGCTGGTCGCCCAGGCCCCACTCCTTGCCGAAGCGGGCGGTGCTGTCCTCCATCGGGACGACCTGGACGTTGACGGCCGTGAAGCCGGAGTCGGCCAGGGCCTCGTCGCCGGCCTGCTGGAGCTCGGCCCAGTCGGAGGTGTTGCGCTGGTCGATGAATGACTCGATGCGCCGGCCCCACTCGGCCTCGGCGGCGATGGACTCGGCGGTGTCCGCTTCGAGGAACTGCCGTTCGGTGAGGTCGCCCTGGCCCGCGACGATGGCGCGCGTGAGGCCGGGCGGGGAGATGCCGACCTTCTGCCCGGACAGCGTCCCGTTGCGGACGTCGAGCCGGACGAAGGCGGTGCGGTCGGTGAGCGCGTACGTCTCGAAGACGAGGTTCGCTCCGCGCTGCACGACACGGAAGCCGAGGCTGCCCAGGAGGGCGATCTCGGTCAGCAGGTTGCCGAGCACGGGGAAGCGCGCGGACTGGCTGATGATCGGCCCGCGGCCTCCGTCGGTGCCCATGATGAGCCCCGTCTTGCGGCGGGCGGCAGGCGCTGACGGACCGATGTTCGCGTTGACGTACGCGTGCATGACGGTCTCCACCACACCGGAGCGGTCGTCATGCGCCTGTGTCTGACTGGTCGCGTCAGCGTTGGACGGCTGGGGGTAGGCCAGTGCGTCCGCCAGAATGACGGTGTCTGACACGCCCTCGAAGGAGAGCGTCCCTGCCGGGTCGGTGGGCGTCGAAGAGAACTCCGACGTGACCATCGGCCCGGACAACAGGACGTCGTCCGGGCCGGTCACGATGATGCCCGAGCCGGGCGTCCGGAGCGTGTCACACAGTGGGTGCTCGGACGCCAGGCTCAGCTTCCACGAGCCGAGGTTGTTGAAGTTGTCGGTGAGTTCGAGGGCCAGCTCCTCGGGGCGGATGATGCCCCGACGGGTCAAACCCTTGTCACGCACCTCGACGGTGATGTCTTGCAGGCGCACTCAGATCACCATCCACTTCCGGGGATACCAGGAGCAGGTGATCTGCGAAGCGCTGGTGGTGTTCAACAGAGAGGCACCCGCGGTGGAGTTGCCGGGAGCCACCGTCCAAAAGCGTGGGGCAGTGTCCAACAGGTCGTACCGGTTGGCGCCGGTCGCGTCAGTCACCGTCCCCTTGCGAGTGTCGATGACCAGCTTCTGGGCGGCGGTCAGGGTGCCGTTCCACTTGATCACCTCACCCGTGGGCGAGGTCGCGACGAAGTGGTCGCCCGGACCGCGGACCTCCCACACCGGATACGCCGGAGCGTCCCCCGTGTTGGACAGGTCGATCGAGCCGATCGCCTGCGAGGGGGCGACCGTCATGGTTACCAGCGTCGACAGGAACGCGTTCGCCGTGCCGGCCCCGGAGATCGTCCGCACCTGCTGCACAGAGCTGGTGAAGTACGGATCCCCGGCCCGCAGGGTCAGGACCGTCTGGAACTCGTTCTTGCCGATCGTGTCTTCGCCGTAGGTGTACTCGCCACCCCCGACGCGCCACACATCCGTACGCCACTGCGTGCCGTCGTCGTCCTGGAGGATCAGGGTGCACCCCCCGGCCAGCACGAGTGCCAGCCGGGAGAGCTTCACCTGGAGGTCGCCGCGGTCGAGCGCCAGGATCTCGACGGGTATGTCGATGTCCCTGGTCTGGACTCTGGTCCCTCGGAAGACGGCGCCGTCTCCGGCGCCTTCCAACCACTGGACCGATACGGGCGGCAGGCCCAGGCCAGTCACACCGGACTTGGCCTGGAACCCGATTCCGAACTCGTCGATCTCGTTGAGGTTGATCGTGTCCGCGCCGCTTGCGAGCAGGAGCTTTGGCACTTACTTCACCATCCCATCCGGGCTCGGTTGGCGGCGGCGAACAGATCTTCCTCGGAGCCGAGGGAGGAGCCGGGGGCCGCGTAGTAGTTGAGAGTCTTCGAACTGCCTCCGGTCGAGGGGCCGGACCCCAGGGCGCTTCCCACCGCCGAAGCGATGTTGCGTGCCGTGGAGTTGGTGGTCTGCCCGATCATGAGGCTGTCCTCCACTGCGGAGGCGATGCCGGCCTGCTCGGACAGCAGACCCTTGCGGAATCCCTGGCCGACGTAGGCGCCGATCTTGGCCAGCACCCGGCTGGGCGAGTGGATCCCGAGCGCCTTCTTGATGGCCTTCACCATCGAGTCAGCGATCTTCAGCATCTGGTCTTCGATCTTGCTGGCCTGCGACTCCAGACCCTTGACCAAGCCCTCAGCCATGTGGATGCCGTTGTCGTACATCACCTGGCTTGCGGTGTTGCCGACCTTGGTGGCCGCCGCATCGAGCTGCTTCTCCAGGTCGTTGACCGAGTCGACGCCCGCCTTGCCCGCGGAGAGGATCGCCTCCGCCGCAGCCATGCCGGCCTCGGGTCCCGCCTGCGCGAGCTGGTCGAAGGTCGTGGAGTTGAGCCCCATCGCCTTCAGCTTCGCGAGCACGGTTCCGAAGATCTTCGCCTGGGCCACCGACTGCTTGAGCTGCTCGATGATCCCGGTGAAGCCGCCCTCCATGTTGGTGACGTTGGCGTCATCAACGATCTTCTGGGCGATGCGTGCGGCGTAGTCAGCCTTGGCCGACTTGAGGTCCGCGAGGGACTTCTTGGCGGCGTCGAGCTTCGCCTTGATCTTGTCGTACGACGCGAGCAGCGTGTTCAACTGCTTCTGGTCGGCCTTGACCTTGGCGGTCACCGACCTGCTCAGCTTCGCCTTGCCGATCAGATCCGTCAGTCCGGTCAGGGACTTCTTGACGTTGTCGTACTGCGACTCAAGACCCTTGATCAGGCCCTTGATGATCACGACACCGGCGTTGTAGAGAAGGACCTTGTCCTTGGGGAGCGGTCCCTTCCAGTCCGTCAGCTTGTCGGTCAGGTCACCCAGGGTGGACTTGACGGAGCTGAACATGTCCTTGACGCCGTCGATGAAGCCGCGGATCAGAGCCCGGCCGGCACCGAGGAGCGTCGAACCCAGCGAGCCCAGTGCGGACTTCGCCTTGCCCGGCAGCTCCTTGATCTTGGCCACGGCCTTGCCGATCCACTCCGAGACCGTCGAGACCAGAGCGTTGAACTTGGTCACCGTGGTGGTGCGGATCGCGTTCCAGCCGTCCACGAAGAACTTCTTCATCGACGACAGGCCGTCGAGGACGAGCTGCTTGGCGCCCGTGAAGAACAGCCGGACGTAGCCGGTGATGGACTTCCAGCCGTCCGAGAAGAACTTCCCGATGGCCTTCATGCCGTCCGCCGCCAGGCCCCTGGCTCCGGTGAAGAAGAGACTGAGGTAGCCACGGATCGCCGCGAAGGCTCCCGTGCACAGATCGGTGACGGCCTTCCAGCCGGCCTTGAACAGGGCGCTCAGGCCCTTCAGGGCCTTGCCTGCGGAGCCGAGGATGCCGACGTTGAAGAAGATCTCCAGCGCGCCGAGGATCACGTCCCAGACGCCGTGCAGCATGTCGACGATGCCGTCCCAGATCCGCTTGGCGTCGTCCCCGAGCTTGCTCCAGT